ATGTTCTGCGTATCAAGTGGTACGCACTACACCAGTGGAAAGGAGCCCACAGTCGGAATTACACGATAGGAGATTACTATGCGTATAATTGCAATTGCGTTCGCATTGGTTCTTTCTGCTTGTTCTACAGTCGATGCCACTTATGAAGGTGGTAAAGGTGTTGTGAATGGTGTTGCTGAAGATGGTTTCGGTATTACATCGGGAACTTTTGACGTTATTTCTAACGTCATTAAGGACGTTGCGGAGAAGACTGGGGTAGAGATCGATAAAAAAGAAGCAGAATAATGAAGACTAGGAGTACGCTGGCCAAGGATGGCACCTAATCGTCTCCACCATCCCACTTATCATAAACGTGAAGGAAGTACGCGTAACAACCTAACATAAACATTACAACCATGAAATCCATTACTCTGTCACATACTCTTTGACTAATGGAAAGATCTCTGCAATCACGGACGCAATCTCTCTAGCAAGTTCCATGTGTTCCAACTGCGTACCATTAGATGAACGCAACTCAATGTAATGAATCCAAGAACGAAGAGTTCCATTAACGTACATACGGGACACAGTTAAACCTTCGGGAAGTACTGCTCTTGCCTGTTCCTTTGCGATTCCATTATCAATTGCCCAGTTATACACTTCTTTAGACCAATGTAATACTCTGCGTTGGTGTCTATCCCATTCACGTTGTAAGTCTAGGTCATCTACCGCAACAGAGTTCTGTCGGTTCTTAGGGTCTTGTAGTCTAGCCTCACGGGTCACAAAGTCCAGATCCTTAGTAGGGTCTGCATATCTCTGAGAGTATTCCTGAAAACTGAAACTACGGTGTCTCAGGAGTTGACGTGCAATATCTCGTGTCGTCTCTACTTCCAAACATACACTGACCATCTCTAATGGACTCCAGTGTTTATGCTTGATCAGATAGTTAACCAGTTTCTCATTGGTTTCTTTATTGTTCTGGTTATCTGGGTTACTTACCCTTGCACAGTATGCAACCAAATCTAATAGACTAGAATCTGCGGTAATCTCTACACTTGGTGTGCGACTGTAACTGATCAACTTTGTTTTCATTATCTAACCCTTTCAATTATTTTTGTTGCGGCATTCAACATGGTAGTATATATAAACTCTTTATTAAAACCCTGTGGTTGGATGTACAGTGACACCAACTGTCTAGGTTCAAAGATATAGGTATTGTTCATGGGTCTGTACCCAGTCATTGCATCCATACGATCTAGGATAGAGGATCCCTCCTCAAAGTCACAACCCTCACAGAAGATAAAGTATGAGAACCAGTCGTGATTATGATAGAGACAACGGAACTCCTCTATGTTCTTGTATGCACGTTCGATCGCATTACCCTGCGCCTGTTTCTTCTTACCTTCCAGTAACAACTTATCGTTGGTACCCTGTTTCTTTGCCTCGGATGTAAGGATAGGTACCCACGTCTCCTCATCTTTGGTGACCCATATAGTTCCACCGTCAGGGTTTACGAAGGACTTGTCATTTGCGGGGGTGTAGTTGAACATCCCTATTGCCTCCGCAAACAACGTCTTGGGATGTCTCTTCATATGTTTGAAAGATAACTCTGGATACCTTTCCCTTATTGTTTCCAAAACATCCTGTACTGCACTAACAACCTTATTCTCAGTATTTGCACCCTCGGCGTAGGTGGTCTTACCACCCCCCGAGAGTCTCTGTATGTGACGTAAGTTATCAGATTGTGCCATTGTACTCACCATTCAACTGAGGTAAGTATCGGATTTGAACACGACTATTCAATTCACCGGACTCATACGCTTCGACAAATTGTTTTGCTTTTAGATACTGGTTCTCGATAACGCTATCCTTAATCTCACGTGCTTTCAGAATATCACTAGGGTTTAGACCAGTCCAGTGTAGAAAAACATTGATGTACTTCTTGGTACTCAGATAGGAATCCATGATGTTTTTAATCAAACGAGAATCGTAGTCTAAGTCAAAACCTCTAGAGTCTTTCATTGTACGAACAAGCACGGCAGTGGATGGTGTGGTTTCCGTTTCCACAACACTTCTAAGTTCTGACTTAGAGTAGATACGAGTCACACCATCAACCTGTCCTAACCCAAGACGAATCATATTGAGAAGATTTATACCTCTCTGAGTGGTAGAACTGAATCCCTGATCTTCCAATGCAGCCATAATGCCCTTGGCAGTAGGTTCAACATCGCCACTATTAATCAGACTTTGTACACTGGACATAACGCCTTTGTCTGTGCGGTAGTTTTTAGTGACTAGGTCATCTTCTGTAGCATTCTCGTTAGACTGGTAAGTTATTTTCCAATAGTTGGCAGACTTTCCGTTAACGTCACTGAACTCAACAACAGCGGCATAGAAACTAGATTTGCCGGTGTTTTCGTGAGCCATGTGTCTGTGACCACCAGTGACGATAGTGTAAGTTTCATCTTCATTTTTCACTACGACAGGTGGTTCAAAGTATTCGGGACGATATTTGTCTGCTCGAATGACCTCTTCCAGAAGACCAACCTTACGAGCACTGACGCCCGCTGGTCTATTTTTGTTAGTTCCCAATTTGGAAGAAATGATCTTATCCATTGGGAGGCGACTCATTTCGATTACTTTCATTCCTGTTGCTACAGGTACTATTGCGTTTAAAGTTTTCATAGCTTTCGCTCCATTATTTAATTTAATTATGTAACCTTCAGCGTTTATCGCTTCATGTATATTACATAACTTATAGTACCAAAACAAAACCAGTTTTGGCAAGCCCTTACCGAATTATATCAATGTCGTCTGCGTTGACGTTCCAAGTTTCTACGGTACGTCTCAACCGACCTTCGGATTTTAGTTTGTCGTAACGTTTGGTGGCGTTCTTCTTCCACCATGCAGTAACATTCTCAAGAGAGAATCTGTCGTAGTTTTCCTTCTTGATCAATGTATCTGTTTCGAGGTTTAGATACTGAGGTACATTATCATAACCATATGTGGACACGAAAGAACGTTTCCGTTCAGTCAGATCCTTTGCATTATCGTAGGTTTGACAGAACTTCTTATAGGCATCATCATCATGGACTTTGAGAGAGGCTTTGATGATCGATGCCATCTTGGTCTGTGTCTTGAGTTTGCGAGAGGATGCATCCACAGGAACCAAGGGTTCACCACCGTTCTTATCAATGAACCAAGCACTCAGTCTGCGGAAAGTGTTGTCATTGATTAGTGGTAAGAAGTTTGAGTCTGTCAAACCGTTGAATCGCAGGAATGGTTTCATACCATCATACTGCGAGGCAGACTTTGTTGAACCATACAGTGATGTAGTCTCAAACATACAGAAGTTAGAATCATACTTCTTGTTGAGTGCATCACGTGTAAAGTGACTGCAACAGATTGCAGCCAGTAACTTACCACCCAGATAGTTAAATCCAAATGGTTGTGTAGGTACGATGTTGAACCCCATAATCGCGGAGGCGTTGAACCTCTCCATGATCGCAGGGTTTAGACTGTCAAGGGGACTACCCAACCAGTCGTTGCGTGGTTTGCTATTAATAGTAGGAGAACCGAGACGGATCATACCCGCAACCATACCGGTGTTCTTCTCTTTGATCAACCACTTCATGGTCTTGCCAGGGATTGCCTTCTCTACAGGTGCAGAGGTAACGATCTCCATGTAGTTCATGAACTTGTATGACGCAGTGTCGATGATCGAGAACTCCATCTCAGACGGATGTATGTCGAAATCATTAAACAGATCTTCTTCAGGGCCCATGCCAGGCAGGGCAGGAGGAAACTCCGCCATACGTTCCATCTTTATCATACGCATATACTCATCGATACGTTCTATACTACCAAAGAACTCATCGAAGGCGTTTGCTGCGTATAATGCATCTGTGCGACTTAATATCATTTGTTACCTCATCTCAATATTACATATTATACAGTATGTAGCCTGAGAAGTAAAGCCCTATTGTTAGTATAAATAACAGAAACATATTAAGAGACACACCACTCATGGCAACTAACACATTCGATTGCGGAACCAATTACTTGCAACCGTCAGGGTTCAAGATAATTATTAGTAGGAAAGACTTTCCTAACCTACAGTTCTATGCACAAACAATATCCCACCCCGATGTGAACCTACCTTCAGCAGAGTTGGGATTCTCACGAGTCAACAGTGTACCCTTCGTAGGAGACGCCGCTGAGTTCGGCACATTGACTATGGAAGTGTTGTTGGATGAGGACATGAACTCTTACCGAGAGATCTACAACTGGATGATAGCTGCAACCAGTAATCCTCACAGACTGCCCTCTGCGTCTGTAGAGTCTAATAAGGCAGGTGGATACCAAGGGTCGACGTACAACGACATCACCGTGGCGATCTTATCGAGTCACAATAATGTGAATAGAACATTTAGATATATAAATGGGTTCCCAACAAGTGTAGGTATGATCAACCTTGCAGCAACCTCACAGGAACAATATTTGTCATTTCAAGCGACCTTCAGGTTTGACTATTTCGAGTTTAAATGATATAATGGCTGGGTATTAAGACTACCACTATAGGATAAAAAATGAACCTTGAATCTATATTAACTGAGTGGAAGAAAGACTCTCAGATTGAAATACTGGCACTTGATGTGTCATCCATAGAAGCATCTAAGAACCATGGTAAGTACTTGGAATTACATGCAACCTACAAACTGAAACTGAAAGACGCAGAGTTCAAACAGAAAGAACTCATGAAGTGGAAGTATCTATACTATGAAGGAAAGATGTCTAAGGAAGAGATCGATCGTTTTGGTTGGGAATATGATCCATACAATGGTCGAAGTGCAACTACTAACAAGTTCAAAGAACAGTTCGTTGAGACGGACGAAGAACTCGTGAACAGTGAAAAGAAAATCCAGTACCTTAACACCTGTATAGATACATTGAAAGAAATACTAGAAACGTTGAAGTGGAGACACCAAACGATTGGCAATATCATACGATGGAAACAATTCGAAGCAGGGTTCTAATTAGATAATGGAAGTCATCAAACTTAAAATGAGAAACTATGCGATGTTGCAGATGACTGAGTGTGCACCTCACATAGTTTCTGAGATCTCTGAACATTTCTGTTTTGAAGTGCCTGGCGCTAAGTTCATGCCTGCGGTAAAGAAGAGAATCTGGGATGGCAAGATTCGTTTGTTTAACCGTACTAATGGTGAACTCAATGCAGGTCTGTATGAGTCATTACGTAAGTTTGCTGCTGAACGTGGTTATGGTATCAAGGTTGAGGAAGGTAAGTATGGTTATCCTTATGATAAGAACAAAGTTCCTCACATGGCATTTCAAGAGTTCATTGAATCTCTGAACCTACCGTTCAAACCACGTGATTATCAATATGATGCAATAGTACATGGTATCGAAAACAAGAGAAGCATTATACTAAGTCCTACAGGATCTGGCAAGTCTTTAATCATTTATATTCTTGCACGTTGGTATCTTGCACAACACAACATGAAGTTGTTACTAATTGTTCCTACAACCTCTCTGGTTGAACAGATGTACAAGGACTTCTATGAATACGGGTATGACGTTGAGAAGAACGTTCACCGTATCTACTCTGGTAAGGACAAAGTAACCGACTGTCCTATTATCATATCCACATGGCAATCAATCTATAAACTAGGGTCACCTTGGTTTCAACAGTTTGGGTGTATCGTGGGTGATGAGGTACACGGGTTCAAGTCTAAGTCGTTATCCTCTATCATGAACAAGTCTACTGAGGCAGAGTATCGATTTGGTACTACCGGTACCCTAGACGGTACGACCGTACATAAACTGGTACTG